GATCTATGGTGCTATTTATCAAATCAAAAAGTGGTTCACCATGCTTCTCAACATAGTTGAAAAGAACAAGAGTATTACCTTCTATGTCTTTGACTAAATTTTTGATTAGATTATTTCTACCACGATGTTGTACTAGATACTCAATCTCATCATGATATGTTTCAAAATACTGAGGAGCATGTTTACAAAGTAGAACTTTTATCCTAAATTTAGATAGATGTCCTTGACGAATAAGATCATCAGTTTTTGTAACACGCTCACAATTACCAAACAAACCTTCTAATACCCACTTATGTGTCTTGCTACCGTCAAGTGTTCCAGTAAAACCAAATCTGTATTTTGCATTATGAAGCTTTGTCATAATGCCAGTTAATGACTTAGACTTGAACAGGTGAGCTTCATCACCAATCACACAATCAATATCATCAAAGTATCTTTTTGGAAACTTGTAAATAGATTGCCAAGTAGAAATGATGATAGGTTTATCAGTATTCTTGTCCTTGCCCGAGTAAATCTTATGAACATGATCATCAGCATTCCATCCGTAATCATTAAAGTCGTTGACCATCTGTTCTACCAAGGACGTAGTAGGGACGATGATCAACGTCTTCTTGTTGGTAGCAGTATAGTATCTGACGAGGGAATAGATCATCAGAGATTTACCACTCCCCGTAGGAGAAAGTAAAAGTTTGCGGTTGTTCTTTATTGCTTCGTAGACCGCACGGTATTGATACTCACGAGGAGTAATTCCCGTTCTGGTGATTTTGTCCATAAAAGTCTTGATGCCTGGAGGAGAAACAAAATCATTAGTTTCTTCAACATCTCCATACCAATCATTTTTTTCATATTCAATAGTGTATTGACGTTCATCTGCCCACACCTGAAGGTGCTTCATCAACCCACCATAAAGTTCGCCTGTACCAGGAGAGTACAGACGAATAGTTCCATCCCAGTATTTGTATCTGGGATTCTTCTTTAGAAATTTTGCTTCTGGAACTTCAAAAGAAAAATAGTCCGCAAGCTCCATATGAACATGGGGCTCTGCAGACTGTACAGTTACATAAACTTCATTCTTCTTTTTTACAGAGAGGTGGGTCATTATTGTCCATTAATAAATTTCTCCCACTCTATGGCATGTCTTATTTGATGACTTCTATTAGAAATTTGCTTCATGACCTGATCCAACCAGTACAACATCTGGTCTAGATATTTGATCTTCGCCTCAAGGTTGACGATATCTTCGTCTGCCTCAAGATAAGTTTTCATTTTTTCTGAAGTCTTGATACTTGATCCAAATGGTTTAGAGGCGTAAGTTTTTGCGTCTGCTTCGCCTGAGTAATACTCACGTTTCTCTTTTACCAACTTACGGATCTCAAACTCTAAAGAAGTTTTGATTTGAGAAATGTCAGTATAGTGGTGTAAGTATTTATTATGTTGAAAAGGGATGGATAATGCAAGTTGTCCTAGATCTGTGGTATACTGTTTGTTCTTGAATTGAAAGTCAACAGCAGAATCTTCAGACCATTCTTCTCTCAGTTGTTCAAATTTATTACGAAGAGATTCAAAATTCATAGAGGTTGTAAGGATTTATCACGAATAAAAAATTGTTGATGTTTGAATACAACTTCAGCAGTAATGTATTCCACATCATTAATTGTAGCATCAAACTGAAGATTGGTAAGTGCTACTGGGAATATGTCTCTAAACTCCACAACAAATGCTGGATTGTATTGAGAAGTAGCTATGTATAGTTGGGCGTTTGTAAAAATATCATCTTCTGGAGTTGTACGTGCCATTTGATCTGCGTTACCATTATCACGTATCCAAGAATGAATACTGTAATAATTTTTTAGATCCTCGTCAACAATAAATCGCACGACAAGATCCCCAAAGGTGACACCACCTCCAGGGATAAATGGTAGATTCCTAAACGGAGAAGCAACTTCTATAGTTGGCATACTGATGTCAGGAAGATTTGCAGTCTGACAAAAGAAATCTACGCCTTCAAATTTTTCCAACTTCAGAAGATAACCTATTGGATTTAGAAAATTTCTATTCTTAGGTTGTTCTTTATACCACTCTGCTGGCATTTCAAATTCTCAATTTACGAGTTATTTATCCTCGTTGTTCCAGAAGTCATCCCAATCTTTTTGGGAGTCTGTAGCGTCTTCCCATTCTGGTTCATAAAAAGGACAAGGCTCTTCAAATAAAGTTTCCATTTTGATATTGCAAATTTTTTTGTAGAGATACTTTAGATCTAATCCCATTCTTCTTCCTCCTCATCATCCCAAACTTCGTATGGTCCATGCTGCATACGTTTTAGTTTTTCAGTCTCACTTTTAAAAGCAGATGTTTCTGCTAACCATAAAGAAAGTTTCATCACTACAAATACAGCAGCTAATGGTGATAGACAAAGAAGTAAAACTATTGGTGTCTGATTCATGAACTATATTCTTTTAACATTTCAAGAATTCTATTCAACGCATCATGTGCGCCATCATGCCACTCGCCACTTTTGGCGTAATAAGTGCCATTATAGAGTTCATTCTTCATTTTATAAACTCTTGCGAGCATGTCAACTTTACTCATTCTGCTTCGTGGCATTTCTTTGCATGACTATTATACCTACTATTTACAAAAAAAGGGACCCTTTTGGGGTCCCTGTGTGTTGAATTGTGAATACGGATCACATGAGGTTAGCAACACGAACTCTTCTGTAGTACTGGTTGACGTTGTGGGTTAGTGCCTCAGCGTCAGGAGTACCAGCAGTACGCTCAACGAATGGGTTAGCAACCATGCCGTAACGAGTCTTGAAGCCAATCTTTGGCTGGAAGGTGTTAGGATCAATGCTGCGTAGCATCTGGAGGGGAACATATGGGCAGTAGAATAGACCTGCGTCATATGGCGAGGAACCCTTATAACCAACTACGTAGAAGTGGGTGCCAGAAACGTTAGCGGAATAAGGATCAACATAGACCTTGATTCTGCCGTTCATGGTTCCTACTAGTAGGTTACCAGTATCATCAACTTCACCGATGGAAGGACCACCAGCGCCAGTTAGACCTGAGGAGTAGTCAAGAGTACCCGACATAGCGAGAGCAGAAGCAACATCAGCAGAAGTGATGATGAAGTTGCCCTTTCCTCTACGAGTCTCTTGAGCGATTGCGTTAGCATCACGCTCAATCTGGAACATGAGTCCCTTGAACTTCTCAACTGACCAACGACCGTTTGAATCAACGTCGAGGTCAAATACGCCTTGGTTAGCAACGTTGTTCTGAGCACCTTGCTTAGCAACGGTGTAAACTGTACGAACAACTTCACGGTTAATTTCAGCAAGGATCTCGCTTGAAAGAAGGTTAGCGAGTTCCTGCTCAGCATCAAGACCATGGATTGCCTTGAGGTCTTGTGCTAGTTCTAGAGTATACTCAGCACGGAGTGCTCTGGTCTTAGCAGTAACCGCAGTCTTCTCGATGCTGAAGTCCATCTCGTTGAAGAGTAGACCAGCACCAGAACCTAGCTGCTCAGCGTCAGCACGATCAATACCATAAGTTGGGTACTTAGCAGTTACGCCGTCACCCTTGTTGACTCCACCACGCTCGTAGTTACCAACGGTAGTACCGCCGCCAGTTGCGTCGTTGAGGAGACCAGGGTTAGCATCGGTTGAACCACCATCTCCAAGAGGAGCAGCGGGATCGTCATAAGCAGCAGGACCCTGTGAGTTAGCAGAGAAGTTAGCATCAGGCTCGTTGTAGAGTGCCTCAGCACCTGCACGAGTGTTGTAGTGCGACTTCATTGCGAAGATTAGACCTGTAGGACCTGACATTGGCTGAACGCCGCAGATGTCATATGCTACTAGGTTAGGGGCAGCACGACGGATTAGGGAGATCATTACAGGATCGAAACCTGCAAGTCCACCAGTCTTGGTGTCAAGACCTGAACCGCCAAGTGCATTACCACCAGTTGCGCTGATAGCGCCAACGGTGCTTGCCTCGTTCATCATACCACGCTCTTCACGTAGTTGTCTTTCTGTATTTTCTAACAGAACAGCGGTAACAGCCTTTCTATAGTTGTCCTTGATGGCACCAGCGCCTTCATGACCTAGAACAGGGTTCCACTTTTCTGTCAGAGCTTGTGCGTTAAACATTTGTTTGCTCCGATTTAAAAAAGTAGTTTATATTATCAGGAATTCCAGCGGTTAAGTGCTTGAAGATATTGTGCCATTACTGGGTTCATATCTTCGCCTTCTACTGGAGTTTCATCAGCAACCTCTGCGGGGGCAGCGATTGATTCTTTGAAGTAGCTCTCCTTGAT